AAAATAAAAAACAGAAATAAATCATTTTTTAAAAGGAAAAAATAACATGAAAAAATTAATTTATATATTACCTTTATTAGTTGCTTCCTGCCACCAAAATGAGCCAATGCAAAGAAGCATTGAAGTAAAATTCGGTAAACCTAGTAACATAGTTTATAAAGAAGGAATGTACTTTTATAATCCATTTGGCACGGAAATATTAAAACTTTCTATTGCTAATCAATCAATCGAAAAAGAAGTGAATGTCTACTCTTCCGATTTGCAGCCAGTTAAAACCAAAATAAGAATTCAATATGAAATTCCAGATAACTCAGTCAAAAATATTTTAATAAACTACAACGGCAACGTAGTTGATAATTTTGTTATTCCGAAAGTTATTGAAGCACTAAAAGAAATTACTTCCACAAAAACCGCTGAAAATATTGTTAAACAAAGAGATGATATCAAAAAAAGAGTTCTTGAACTCTCAAAATTAAAACTTAATAATTTAGTAAATTTAACAGATGTTGTTATTGAAGACACAGAACTATCGGACTCGCTAGAAAAAGCAATTGAATCTAAAATGATCCAAGAACAAGAAGCCGAGAAGTCTAAATTTCTACAAGAACAAGCTAAAATTGATGCACAAACAAAAATTATTCGTGCCCAAGCCGAAGCAAAATCTGCCGAAATTCTCGGAAAAGCAGTTTCAGATAATCCCAAAATTATACAAATGGAAATGATTAAAAAGTGGGATGGCAAGATGCCACAAATTATTGATGGCAATAATGGTTTAATAATGAGTCTAAAATAATTTTTAAAATAATACAATTTTGAGAGATAAAATGAAAAATAATCACATTAGCAAAATATTAACCCTCATCATCTTGCTAATAATCAAAAATATTATTTCAAAAAATATTAAATATTATTCAAGCTTTTAATAATGGGGGTTAATATGAATACAAAAGAAGCTCTTAAACTGTTACTCGATAATAAGTCAGTTATTGATGAAAATGAATATATTTATACTTATAATCAATCATCTTTAATTGAAAAGTGTTACCTATCCGAAAAATATTTTCTAAAAATTGATCAGTTTATTGAGCTATCACTTGATTTTAATGAATATATTGAAAAACCAATAGATAAAGAAACTCTAATAAAGAAAATATTAAATCTAAGAGACAGAGGAAATATGACTAATGAAAGTTTGTCATGTGTCTTATTACTAAAAAAATATCTTAACGATCAAGAAATAAACAAAGCAATTGAAGATGTTTTTGTAATAAATTGAGGTTAGAAATGAAAAAAACTGTTAGTAATAAAACATATACAAAAAAAGATTTAATTAACACAATGCTAGAAGATTACACAGTGGATACTTGCAAATTAGAACTTATTGTAAACAGAATAATTCATTTGTGTATTCAAGAAATTAATTCAAATAATGTTTTAAAAATAACGAACTTGGGAGTTTTCTACAAAAAAACTTACAATATTAAATCAGGAATGAATTTTAAAACAAAAGAAAAAATTAACAATATTAATATTAAGCCAGTAGTACGTTGTAAGTTTTCTAAGAATTTTAAATACTCTTTAAAGAACAAATCAGATCAGTTCAGTGATTCAAATTATAGTATTTTACTATCCGAAAAATTACACGAGTCTTTAAAAAATTCAGGTCTTCTAATCCATAAAGATGATTGTTATTTGGTGGTAAATGAATTTTTTAAAACAATATCTAACATTTTAATTGATTTAAATAGAATTGAATTAAGGCATTTTGGCGTGTTTGAAATTAGAAGATATTTAGAGCGTAGAAATAATAAAAATAATAATGAAATTTCAAATAATGAAAGATTTGTGCCTTTTTTTAGAGGCTCTAAGCTTTCATTTCATGTTTAAGGGTTTAAAATATTATGGAAATAAATCAAGGGAAAATTGATACACCATTTTTTATAATTCTTTACGGTGCGGCTGGTGTAGGAAAATCAACACTAGCGAGTTTTGCGCCTAATCCAATTTTTTTAGATGTTGAAAATGGTACAAAAAAACTAAACGTAAATAGAATATCAGGCATTAAAGATTTTGATGAATTTCTTGATTGTTTTAAATTAAATGAGATTAAGCAATATGATACTATTGTAATAGATAGTATTGATTTTTTAGAACAAATGATTTTTGAGCATGTTTGTAATCAACATGGAAAAAAAACGATCACGGATTTTGACTATGGAAAAGGTTTTGAGCAAGCTCAAAAAAAGTGGGTTACATTATTAAAAAGCTTTAAAAGTTTATTAGAAAATCATAATAAAAATATTATATTTATAGCTCATGAACAAATTAAAAGATTTGATAACCCGTTAGCTGAATCATTTGATCGCTATTCCTTAAGATTAAATCAAAAAAGTTGCTCATATATAGTGGCTCAAGTTGATGCTGTTTTATTTGTTTCAAAATCTTTCACCTTTAAAGAATTAGAAGACAAAAGAAAAATCCCAAGGGAAGAAATGGGAAGAAAAATTTATACTCAAGAAACCGCTTCTATTCTTGCAAAATCTCGCTACTCATTAAACACAGTTATTACAATAGGAAATAGTAAAGACGATTATTTAAAATTTTATTCTTTATTAAAATAACACTTATTTAGAAAGGGTTTTTATTATGATTGATTTTGATTTTAATATGGAAATTAATACAGATGAATATGACAATGAGAATGATATTATTGAAAAGGGTAGATATAATTTTGTAGTTGAAAATGTTGATAATTCAGTTACAAAAAACGGTAATACACAGATTAAATTTAAATTTAAAGTTACAAGCCAAAAATTTAAAAATTACTGTGTATTTTATGGTTTAGTATTTGCTACAAAAGAACAATCAGAATACAATTTAAAGAAAGTAGCATTAATAATTAAAGCGTGTCAATTTAAAAACCTTAAATTAAATGAATTAGAAAATTTAATTGGTAGAGAATTTAGTGCTGATGTTTTTCATAAATTTAATGATTATAATGGAAGAAATGAACCACAAGTAAGATTATTTGAGATTAAAGATTATGTACGACCTGCTATTGGTGAAGATAAAAAGAATGGAATACAAAGAAAAGCACTAGCAGAACCGATTTTAGTTGATAAAAATACGCCTAGTCCTATTTCAAAAAAGACAAATATTAAAAAAGATGATGATGACGACGAATTGTTTTTTAAATAAATTTATAAGCTGCTAATTTATTTTTATAATAAAGGTAAAAATATGCACGTCGACCGTAAAAAAATAAGAAATGAAACGATTAAAAGTGCCGTTTTAAGAATGGGTCGGATTCCACAATTTACAAAGTTACAACGTGAGAAAATGGAGTTCCCTTATTTTACGGAGAACGTTAGACAAGCGGCTTATATATTATGTAGATATCAATATTGCGAAATTTACCGCAATAAAATTATTACAGTTCAAGATTTAATTGATGAAACTAATATGACAACAAGGGATGATGTCGAGCCTTATCACATTTTAATAGCCTTCAATATGCTTTTACCTTATTTATATAGGATGCTGTCTTTAAATTTAGATGATCCAGAGCTAACAAAATTACCACTAGAATTAGTAAAAAATGAATTACCACCAAAGCATAAAAAACTACCTATTACTAGATATTATTGTGAATTAGATGATGCAAATAAAAATGAAAATGGTTTTTTTCTTGATATAAATGAACCTATGGTTCAAATCAAAAAAAAGATTAGGACTAAATTATCAAATCATCCTCTAACAATATTTGATTTTAATGGGGGTTTTAAATGAGTAAATTATTAGAAATTAAATATGAATCACTTTATAAATTAACACAGCTTACAGAATATTTAAGAAAAGAAGCTATAAGAAAAGCTCTTGTTACAACTTTAAGTCAGACTGTAAAAACAGTTTTAGTAACAACTAGAAAGGAACTTTCTAAGCAAAATGAATTAAAAATAGATAAAAAGCTTTATAAAAAAAGAGTTAGGCGAGGTAAAGATCAGGTAGATATGAGCACTCCTATTCCTAGTTTATTTGCTCGTGTAGTTTTTTCTAAAATAAACGAAAGCGTCTCTTCATTTCCTTACAAATTGCAACCTGTAAGAGGAAAAAACGGGCGTAAATTTTTAAAAGTTGTAGCTACTATTCAAGGACAAATTGTTGAACCTAAAGATACTTTCATGGTTTCACCTAAAAAAGGTAGATCAATTGCTGGTACGTTATTATCTTTAAAAAGAAATGGTAAAAGAACTGAATACGGTAAATTAAAATCAGATGTATCTTTGTCTGAAATATTAAGAAAAAACACAAGCTTATTTGATAAATTAAAGAGTAGAGCTAATGAAGTATACGAAAGAAAACTTTCAAATAATATGAATTACTATGTTAACATAGCATTTAAGGAATTAAAAAAATGACACCATGCACATCTCAAGAAATGAATTTATTACTAGTATCAAAGAAAAAAGCTCTAACAAAATATATGAAAGAAAAAGAGTTAGTTGACAAAGAATTTATAAGTAAAATATCTGATTTATTAAGATACGCCTACGACACAGGCTTTAAGTTTGGCAATGAAAAAATGATTAAATATTTTGAAAATAATTTAAATCTAATTCAAGAACAAATGAATTGGTTTAAACAAGCCAAAATATATGATGGGTTTATTTATTTTGTACATGATAACGATAGTTCAAAAAACGGTAAAATTCATTTTACTGTATATAATACTGGAGAATTTACAGAAGAAAAAGCCGGAGAAATTCAAGATATTGAAGGAAAAAACCCTGTAGCTTATGGTTTTTATGACTTCAAATTAGTTGAAGATAATCAATTCTATACATGGCATTGTGATAAGAATTGCCGTGATTAATAATTATTAAAGAGATATATATACATATGATTAATAAAGAAATAAATGACAAACAAATTAAAATAGTTCAAAGGCTCGCTATCAATATTAATAAATTAGATATTAGACTTAAGCAATACTTAATAGATTGGTTAGATTCAGAGTGTTTAGATTATATTAAAAACAAACATATTAAAGAATATCTTTCTTGTGAAAAGAATAAAAACGGTGTGAAAAACAAATTGGCAATTAACAAATAATAATACTTATTTAACTTAGAGTAAGTAATTATTTATTATATAGTTATCTATATTTGTAGGTTCTTCCTAGCGTTTATTTCCCGGTGGCAGCGAGGCGCTCCGGTTTTGGCTGGTTATAAAATTTTTATAACCTAAACTTTTCCGCTAAAATAAACGCTTTAGACAAAAAAAACCCCAACCCCTAGGACTGTGGTATGCTTCTAAACCAAAATGAACTTTCAAAAAAATTAAATCTTTCAAAAAGTCGGATCTCGCAGCTTAAAAAAGAGGGGAGGCTCAATCATGCTATGGCAAGAGATCCTATAAGCAATCAACTAAAATTTGATTACAAAAAAGTTTTAGAAGTCTTATCTAAATCTGATCCTGATTATAACTCAAAAAGTTTAGAGACTAAACTACCCCTAAACAATGAGCCTAAAAAAAGTTTAGAGACTAAACTATCTCTAAACTCCAATGAAATTGAAACGGAAGAACCGGAAGAAACAGAAACAAATATTTTTAAAATTGATAATAAAGAATCGTATGAACAAGCCCGCACTCGTAAAATGCAATTTTCAGCAGAACTTGAACGTTTAGAAGTAGAAGAACTTAGCGGCCGTTTAGTTGATGGGAATAAAGTAAAAAAAGATTTTTATGAAATTGGTAAGCGCATTAAAGAATCGCTTTTTAATCTACCAGATCGTTTAGCCTCTCAATTTGTTGCAATGAATGATCGTAATGAAATTTATTTTTTATTGCGTGAAGAAATAGAGCTTGCTTTAAGGGAACTATCTAACGATGAATATAAATAATTCTTTTTATATTGAAGCATTTAAGCGTGGTTTAAAGCCAACAAAACGAATAGATATAGATGAATGGTCAGAGCAAAATATCATTTTATCTTCTGTTTCTTCTTCAAGTCCGGGTCTATATCGTTTAAGCATAACGCCATACTTGAGGGAAATATTAAAAAATTTATCATGCAGTTCTAAATTTTTAAAAATTACGATAATGAAAGGTGCACAATTAGGGTTTACTAATGCAGCATGTAATTTTATAGGTTATTACGTTGATATATCGCCATCTCCTATTATGTATGTGTTACCTTCTGTTCAACTTGCAGAAAAGTTTTCTAAAACTAGATTAAAACCTATGTTTGAAAATTCTAAATCTCTTAAAAATAAAATAAAAGATGCAAGAGAAAGAGATTCTGGAAATACTATTCTAATGAAAGAATTTGAAGGAGGCTATTTAGCGATATCAGGGGCAAATAGTGCTTCAAGCCTATGTTCTTTACCCATTGGTAAATTAGTATTAGACGAAATTGACCGCATGCCCGACGATGTCGAAGGTGAAGGCTGCCCAATTGAATTATCAATGCAAAGAACAAATACATTTCCTAATAAAAAAATTATTTTAATATCAACACCATCTCTAGGTGCTTCAAGATCTAAAATTAATAAATCATATTTAGAAGGTGATCAAAGAAAGTATTTTGTCCCATGTCCCGAATGTAATTTTTATCAAACATTGGAATTTGAGCAATTAAAATGGGAAGAAGGTAAATATCACAGTGTAAAATATGAGTGTATTAGCTGTAAATATTTAATTGAAGAATATCAAAAATCTAAAATGTTAAATAATGGTGAATGGAGAGCTACGGCCGTAAGTAAAGATTCAACACATGCTAGCTATTTTATTAGCGGACTTTATTCACCGGATGGCTGGTTTAAATGGTGGGAAGCTGTAAAATTATTTGAGGAATCTAAAAATGATATTAATAAATATAAAAGTTTTGTAAATACTGTTTTAGGACTTCCATTTGAAGAAACAGGCGAAATAATAGATTGGGAAAAAATATATAACCGTAGGGAAAATTACGAATTAAATAAGGTACCAATTGGCGGCTTATTTTTAACTTGTGGGGTCGATGTCCAACATGATCGTTTGCATTGTGAAGTTGTCGCATGGGGAAGAAATAAGGAAAGTTGGTCAGTTGATTATCGTATTTTATATGGAAAAACTGATCAAAATGAAGTTTGGCAAGAACTCGCTAAAATTGTAAATGAAGAATTTGATATCGAAGGATCAGATTTAAAAATGAAAATTTCTAAAATGGGAATTGATGCAAGCGATGGCAACACCGCTTTTTATGTTTATTCTTTCTGTCAAAATTTTAAATTTACTCATGTTTTTCCTATACAAGGAAGAGATAAAATGACTGAGTATTTTAATATATCCCCATTAAGGGAATTTAAAAAAACAGGCCATAAACTTTTAAAAGGTATTAAAATTTATAGGGTAAATGTTAACGCATATAAAGCAGAATTGATGGATTATTTAAGCAAAAATAAATCTGATTTTGATTTATTAATGGGTTATTGCCATTTTCCAAATTATCATGAGAGTTTTTTTAAAGAGTTAACTTGTGAATACGAGCTTAAAGGCAAATGGATTAAACAAAGAAGCAGAAACGAAGCCCTAGACTGCCGTGTTTACGCTAGGGCTTGCGCTTCAATATTTGGAATTGAAAGATTTAAAGAAAAAGATTGGTTTGAACTAGAAAGAAAACTTGAGATAATAAAAACAAATAATATTGCAATCGAAAGTGAAAATATGATTATTAAATCCTCTTTAGGTGATAAAAGGGAAATTAAAGAAACAAAAGAACCTAATAAAAATGTACAAACTATGAAAAAACCAACTAGAAAAACTCATAGCTGGCTTAATAATAGTTCAAGGTTTTCACATTGGTGAAAACAATAAATCATTTTTTTAAACCGCACGCGGACGGTAAAGTCTCGTAAAATAATGAATACATTAAAGTAATTATTAATTAAAACGAACGCATTCGCTAAAGTCCTGTAAGGTAATGAATACATTCTTTTATTTATTAGATAAGGATTTATTAAAATTATGAACTTTCAAATTAAACAAACCAATGGGCAATACAAAGCTGTTGTGACTTCTCTTAATAGTGATCGACTAGTAGAGCAATTTGATGAAATTGAACAAAATCTCGTAAATTCAAATATTTCAAAAGGCCTTATTTTTTTAGATCTTACTAGTAACAATGAGAACGAAAAAAATAGATACATGGAAATTTATTTTGATGGCAAAAAATTAAGAGATTCCACTATTAAAATAGCATCGGTGAAAGTATGAATAATAAATTAGAAATAGGAAGATACGAAGCTTTTTTTGAACAAGAAATAAATCACTATTATCAGTTAACAGATTCTTTTAAAATGATAGAAGAAAACTTTATAGATAGTGATTCAATTAAAGAATTAGTAAAAGAAGATATTGCCTTAAAATATTTTGAAGAAATAAAAAGTATGACAAAAGATTTAAATTCTTTCGAATCTATTATTTATGGTAAAGATAATTATCCGAAAAAACTTTTAGATTTAAATACTAAGTTATATTTATTATATTATATGGGTAAATATGAACTAATAAATAAGCCATCAATTGCAATTATTGGGTCAAGAGACGCAAGCAATGAAGGCTTAAAAAGAGCATCAAAAATATCAAAAATGTTAGTAAAAAAAGGTTTTGTAATTATTTCGGGGCTTGCCGAAGGTATAGACACTGCCGCACATAAAGCTTGTCTAGAAGAAAATGGTCAAACAATTGCAGTAATAGGAACATCCTTAAATCATTGTTACCCATTAAATAATAAAGATTTAATGAATGAAATTGCTAAAAATCATCTTTTAATTTCACAGGTTCCATTTATTATATATGAGCGATTAAAAATTCCTTTTAAAAAAAGATTTTTTATTGAAAGAAACAAAACTATGTCAGCCCTAGCAAATGGGACAATAATTGTGGAAGCAAGGGACAGATCAGGGACTTTATCAAATGCTAGGACTGTCTTAAAACAGGGCAGGCCATTATTTATATTAAATAATAATTTTGAAAATTCTAATTTGCAATGGCCACATGAATTAGAGGCTTTGGGCGCAATTCGAGTGAAAAACATTGAGGATATTTTAATTAATCTCTCTTATTAAGTAACATATTAATATTGTTGCATTATTTCAGAATCGTTTTAAGGCCGTTTTTAGCTCGATTTTTGATAAAGATGGCACAAAGTTCATCATTTTATTGTTTTTCATTTTCTGATATTGCTACAATTTTATTTATAGGAATATATGCTATAAGATCGCAAAATATGCCTTTAGAATATTTGAAAATTATAATATCATTATTCTTTTGAATCTCTTTTGCTTTATACAAATGACCAGATAAATCTTTTATATAAAAAACTTTATTTTTATTTTTCTCTTGCAATTTTATCATTTCATCAATAGTCAATTCAAAGTTACCTTTTAATATCATTTTTCTCTCCTTTCTCTATAATTTACTTAATTTCGGTAAATAAACGTTAATATTAAGCCATTTTGCAAATTTTTGAGTAAAATATTTCACCTCCAAATAAAATCATATTTGGGGGTTTTTTTTAATGAAAAAAGAAGAAATTGAAAACAGATTAGAAGCTTTAAATATTTCCATATCAAAATCTATTCATTCTGTGAAATTTGATGATGGGAAAGAAGTTGTTTACAGATCTATAGATGAAATGCTTAAGGCAAGACAAATACTTCTTAATGAATTATCTAAAGTAACAAAAAAACAAAGAACTATGTTAAGTTACTCTATATTTAACAAGGGAGTCTAAAAAAAATGGACTTCATTGATAAATTTAAAGACTTATTTTCTTCTAATGAAAGTAAAAAAAGGCAACTAATAAGGCATAAAAAAGAGTTTTTAAATGAAATAAGAAATTTCCAAGGTGCTACAAAATCGGATCGATATAAATATTGGGAGTTAAATAATAGCTCAATAAATTCAGATTCACGTTTAGGACTTGATATTTTAAGAGCAAGATCCCGTGATTTAGTAAAGAATGATGGCTATTCACGCCGTGGAATTACAGCTATTGAAAGCAACACGGTAGGAACTGGAATCACCGCTGAAATTGTTAAAGACGGAAAGCCGCATGAACAAGTTCAAGAGCTTTGGAATAATTTTACAGAATCGACAGATTTTGATGCTGAAAAAATGCTTACATTTTCAGGCATGCAAGCATTAATTATGAAAGAAGTAGCTGAATCAGGAGATTGTTTTGCTAGAAAATTTCCTAATAAATTTGAAAATGGAAAAATTCCTTTTGAATTAAAATTAATAAGATCAGAGTTAATTGATATAAATAAAGATAATACAGGAATAAAAGACCCTAGCGATCCTGATATCATTAGCCAAGGAATTAAATTTAATGAGAGAGGTAGGCGACTTGGCTATTTTGTTAAAAATAATATTAATTCTTATTATTCACAAAGTACATTAATATCATCTAATGAAATGTTGCAAATGTTAAGAATGGAAAATACTTCTCAAGTTCGTGGTATTCCTTGGTTAGCTCCTATTTTATTAGATGTGAAAGATTTGTCTGATTACCAACATGCAGAACTTATAAGAAGAAAAATAGCATCCTTATATACCGCATTTGTTCATGATATTGATGGGAATTGTCCAACAGAATCAAATGAAGATGATGAAGAAAATAAAAATATAGAAATGATGCCAGGTCTTACCGTAACTTTACCAGCCGGCCGCACTGTTACCTTATCAAAACCTCCAACAGTTACAGGACACGAGGCTTTTTGTGCTTCTTATTTAAAGAAAATAGCATGCGGTTTAGGTGTTACTTATGAGGTATTAAGCGGTGATTTATCGCAAGTAAATTTTTCAAGCGGTCGTATGGGTTGGTTAGAATTTTATCGCAATATTGAGATGTGGCGGTGGAATATTTTGATTCCAATGTTTTGTGAACCTGTTTTTAAATGGTTTTTACAATCTGTTAACTTATATTACGGAATTGACACAACAAAAATTAAAGTAAATTGGACACCTCCAAGAAGAGAAATGATTGATCCACTTAAAGAAGTTCAAGCAGATATTATGAAAATTAGAAATGGATTTTGTTCCCTTGATGAAATTCACCGAGAATATGGACAAAATAGTGCAACCGTTTTGCAAAAAATTAAGCACATATTTGATGAGCTAGATAGGATGGGAATAAAGCTGGATTGCAACCCTAAGGATACAACACAAAATGGCTCATTAAATTCTAGTAGGAGTAAGAAAAGTGACAATAATAAAAAGAAATAGCGCAATAAGATCTATTTCATTTGAAGTACATAATAAAGATGCAGAAAATAGAACTATTGAAGTTATCGCCTCCACTGGAGCAAAAGTTTTGCGTTATAGATGGTTCGAAGACCCAGTTTATGAGGAAATTGAAATCACAAAAGATTCAATTGATTTTTCAAGATTTGGATCTGGTTGTGCACCATTACTAAAAGACCATTACTACGAATTAAATAGTCAAATTGGAGTTATTGAAAATTCATGGGTTGAGGAGGGAAAGCTTAAAGCAAAAATAAGATTCTCTAAAAGAGATGATGTTGAACCAATTTATCAAGATATTTTAGATGGCATTTTGCGAAATGTGTCAATAGGATATCGTGTTTTAGATTACAAAAAATATAAAAATGAAGGTGAAAAATACGAAACCGTAAGAGCCACTAAGATTTTACCACTTGAACTTTCCTTTGTAACTGTACCAGCAGATCCAGACGCTGGCGTGCGTGCTTTAGATGATGATTATATCCCTCAAATAATTATTGAAAATAGGAGATTATTAATGTTAACAGATAACCAAACAGCAACAACTACACAGACAATTGCAAGTCCTGAACCTGTAAATCAAGTTCGTGCAAATGCAAATTCTGAGCCTGTAAGTGCAATAAAAAAAGAATTATCAGCAAATGATTGTTCTGAAATAAACCGTATTTGTTCAGAGTCTTTTTTAGATTTTACAAGAGCTAATGAGATAATTAAATCAGTTACAAGTTTGGATGAAGCAAAAGTTAGAATATCTGAAATTGTTTTAAAAGATTTTAAAGAAAAGAATACACAAATGCGACATGCTCCTGTTACTTCAACAGGTCATGATGAAAGCCAGTTTACAAGATCAGGAATTGAAAGCGCACTTACATATAGAATGCTAGGCGATAAAGATAAAATTGATGATAATAGTAAACGATTCTTGAATTTATCAATGGTAGAAATAGCTAGGCGTTTAGTTAGAAATGGGGATTTATATAATCCAGTTGACCTATTCCAGCGTGCAATTACATCAACAGATTTACCTTTAATTCTATCTAATATTGCAGATAAAACTTTAAGAGATAGATATAAAATAGTTAGTAAGACTTATGAAAAAATTGTAAGAAAAGTAGAAGTAAGTGACCTAAATATCAAAACTGAATTACAAACGGGATCATTTGGTGAATTAGCGGATCTTGGAGAACTAGAAGCATATAACGAAGTTACTTTTGGTGAAAGTGCAGAAACTTATAAGACATCTAAACACGGAAATAGTTTTTCATTTTCTGAAGAAATGTTTTTAAACGACCGTTTAAATGTTTTACCAAGAGCCTTTCAAATGTTTGCGGACTCAACAGCTAAAAAGATTTCAACACTCGTATATAATAACTTAACCAAAAATAATACTAATTTATCAGATGGTCTTCCTATATTTCATGAAAAAAGAGGAAATATTGCGGTTGAAACAAAAGATAAAATATTTAGTGATGATGTTATTACAGAAGCTCTAGTTGCATTAACAAGATTAAAAGATGCTGATAATAATTTGATTGAAATTCCAGAGTATAAATATGTTTATACAACTAAAACAAATGAACCAATAGTAAGAAGAGTTTTAGCTTCTATTCCAGCAGTAAAATCACAAGATTTAAATATTTATGCTGGAAGATTTGAAGTAATAGTTGAAAATAGACTTGAGGAATTAGGGAAAAATGCGGCTATTTTTATTTCAAGTCCGGAAGATATTGACGGTTTAATTTTATCTTATTTAAAAGGTTATGAAGAGCCAAAAATAACAAGAATAGATGATCCAAAAATCAATGCCGTTACATTTACTTGTAAAATGTTTGCAGCTTCTAAAGCAATAGATACTAAAGGATTTTACTTACATAATCCTAAATTAGCTAAAACCTAATTTAGATAGTGTAAAAAAATATATTTAATTAATAAAGGAAAGTATAAAATGCGTAACTATAATTCAGATGCTAATAATTTTGGAATAATTGCACCGGATACTTTAAAAGGAGGAGAACTATTTGTTTTAGGAAGCCTTGTCCTTGTAAGTGCAATTAATGTAAAAAAAGGCGAGAGAGTAACCGCTATAACATCCGGTATCTATAAATTTCAAATTACTGGAGATTTTACAGCCGGACAAATGGCATATTATGCACCCACAACTAAAGTTATTTCATGTAAAAAGGAAGCTGGATCACTAGCAATTGGCTACACTCTTGATGCTGGAAGTGGCATTTATTCGAGGCTTCTATTTTCTTCATTCATTTCAACGGGAGCTTTAATTGCCTAAATCATCAAAATGGGATGATTTAATTTTAGACGCTACAAAAGAAATGACTGAAGTATTTAAGGAAGAAATAACCTTATTTTTAAAGGACAATACAACTAAAGTAATTGATTGTATTGTCCAATTTAATGAAAGCAGGTTTTCTAAAAGAAATTATTCCACAGTCATTGATTACAGTCTAATATTAAATATTCCAAATAATATAGATATAAATAAAAAAGATATTATCAGCATAGAATATAAAAATAACAAATATATCATTCATGAAAAAATATATAAAAATGAAGGTTTTAATAAATTATATTTAAAGAAAGTTTAAAAAAAATGACTCACAAGAGAATAGAAATTAAAAAATTATTAAAAGACTCGATTATAAATAAAACAGAGTGTAAAGAAAATATTTATGTTCATAACTTTTTAACATTTGATGATGATATAGATCTACCAGCAATAGGAATATATATATCAAGTGAAGAAAAGATAGAAGATATACACCCAAGAGGATCAATAAGAGATACAGATGTAAATTTTGTAATTTACAATCGTTTAAATAATCCAGATAATGACAATTCAAGTGATATTATAGCCAACCAAATTGAAGAGCAAATTGCAAATATTAAAATTAAAGGTTTTGAAATTAGATATATTAAAACTAGTTACGATAGTAGAAATACTGAAACTATAAGTAATGATGAAATTACAGTTATTACTTATAGTGTCAAATATTGCGAGACAATTAAATACGACGTTCCTTTAGCATAAGGATTTTTTTAAATGATTTTTAATACAATTACAGATTCACAAGTCCCTTGTATGAGCGCAGAATTTGATAACTCGCTTGCAAATACAAAACAACAAGGATTTAAAACTTTATTGATAGGTTTTAAAAATACCTTGGGAAAAGCTAATTTATCAAAAATATATCAAGTTAATTCTGATAAACAGGCTCAAGATCTTTTTGGCCTTGGATCTAATTTATTTCAACAATATTTAAAATATAAAAAGAACGACAAAAAAATTGAAGTAAGTTGTATTGCCGTGGCTGAAGGAGATAAAGAAGCATCAACTTCGTTGGTTTTTGATTTTGAAGACCCTACAAAACCAATACTAGATGGGGTTCTTTCAATTATTATTTTTGGTGAAATTTTAAACATTACAATTAATTCAACAAAAGATTTAAAAGATATCTGTAATGCAGTAGTAAAAGAAATTTCTAACAATATTGATATACCTGTTACTTGTATTTTAGATCAAACAAAGCCAAATGCGATTCTAATAAAAACAATTCATAAGTCATCAATTTATAATGACTACGCTATTTACCTTAATGGGTATGAAGATAAACCTTTACCAACTAATTTAAAAATGACTTATGCAGATAAAGATAATTTAATTATCACTAAATTTGCAGGTGCAACAAAAGAATATTTGGAAGATATTGACGCATTATTTAAAGAAGAAATAAAAGACAATAAATTTAATTTAATCGTAACCCCATTTTTTAGTTATGAATTTAATAACAAAATGGCAGATATTTTGAAAAATAGATGGAGTTCAAATTCACAAACCGATGGCCTATTGCTAATCACAATTAATAAAGAAGATTCAAACGATAAAATTTTTAAAGCAAATTTAGACAATTTAAATTGTGAAGCAATTATCCCTTTAAACTATGCAAATAGTGTATCTCCAACATATTTAATAAATGCAGCCGCAGCCGCACAAATTGCATTAAGTGGCTCCATTAATCCGGCAAGTCCGTTGCAAAATATCCCATTAGTTGGAATTAAACCGCCATTTCAAAATAATAGAATTGATATTGACACAAGAAATTCACAAATTTTAAAGGGTGTTGGTTCAATTACTACAATAGGAAATACTCCTACACTTGAAAGAGTTGTTACATCTTACAAAAGAAATAATGCGGGCATGCCAGATGATAGTTACCAATGTGCAGAAACAATGTTAACGCTATCATTTTTAAGAAGTGATTTTAAGCAATATTTTTGGACTAAATATAACAGGCACAACTTGGCAGAAAATGAAAACAATTTAGATCCAAGTTTAAAAATTTTAACGCCTAATTTAGCTAAATGCGAAGCTATAGCTTGTTTTATGCAATGGGAAAAAAACGGACTTGTTCAAAATTTGGATGATTTTATTGAAGATTTAAAAGTCGAATTAAATAAAAATAATAGTAGACGACTTGATATCATGATGTCGCCAACTTTAATCAAACAATTATTACAAGTTGCTGTACAGATTAGATTTAAATAAGGAGATATTAATATGGCAGATGGTAATTTATTAGGTGGATATGTCACACTAAAATACAATGGTAGGGGTCTACATTGTGAAGGTGAATTTAAATATGGTGGTATTGGAAGACTTAGAACTGCACAAAAAGGGACTAATTACGTAGTAGGATATACAGCAGAACCACAAGTCCCATTTATTGAAGGTAATATATTTTTAAAAGATGTTACTTTAGATGATATTATAAAAATAAAAGATGCCACAATTACACTTGAACTAGAAAATGGGAAAATATTTACTTTATATAATGCGTGGACAGTTAATGATAAAGGAGGCGAGGTTAGTACAAAAGATTCTAAAACCCCAATTAAATTTGAGGGTATAAGAGGTATGGAAGTAAAGACAAACTAATAATAGATTTTTTAAAATGATTTTAATTTAATTTTAAGGAGATATAAAAATGGATGAAAATAATGAAGTTCTAAATAATAACGATATTGATAATGATAAATCTATGGAAAATATTGATTTTAAGAATCGTACAATAAAACTTAACAAACCTTTAATTGATATAACAAAATTAAATAAAGATAATGATGTTAAAAATGAAGATTCCGAAATTACTAAACTTGTCTTTCAAGAAATAGAGGTCAAAGATTATATAAACTATGATCAATCTGAATTTAGTAGAGTCAAATTTGTAATTCACATGACCGCAAAACTTACAGGTTATCCATTAAGTACATTTAATAAAATGAGCGGTAAAGATTATCTACTATGCTCATTAATGTTACAATATTTTTTCGGCACTGTTCCGAGGGAATTAACAGAATAATTGGATCATTAATTGTTAATTTTAATTGGACACCTTCAGAAATTGAAAAATTAACGATAAGTCAACTTATATTTTACACTGAAGCAATTAGGAAAGAGCAAGATGAACAAATCAGAATTAGTAATAGATCTTAAAGCTATAGATGGGTTTAGTAAAGTATTTAAAAATATGGAAAGCCCTTTAAATAGCTTTATGTCTCAAATGAAAAAACTAGATAATAATACTAATTTTGATAAGTTAAAGCTAAATTTAAATAGTGTTTCTAAATATGTTTTAAAACTTTCTAAAGATTTAGACAATGCAACCACAAATAATAAAAAGAAGTGGAATGACTTTAATAAATCTTTATTTAATGGGTTTAATGAAGTAACAAGACCATTTGATTCAATTAATAATAGGTTAGGAAATATTTTTAATTCTGGTTTATTTCTTGCAGATGATTTAAATACAAACATGAATAGAATTTCTGCAATAACACATTTAACAAATAAAGAATTTGATAGCTTAAAAAATAAAGCTGAAAGTACAGCTACATCTATAGGAACAAGTACAGCACAATTTAGCAAATTGATGCTCACCTCTGTAAGAAGTGGCGTGCAATCAATAGATGGATTAGTGAACTCAAGTAAACTAGGATCGATGTTTGGGAAAGATTTAAATTATGATCCGGCTGAATCCTTAAAATCCATTGTAAGAGTTACACATGCTTATGGAGAAAAAGAGGATAAATTTACTGATAGCGCAGATTTAATGGTTTGGCTTAAAGAAATATCAGGGTCTGATATGGGTGAAATTAATACAGGGTTAGCGAACAGTGCGCCCGTTGCAAAATCTTTTAATCTTCCAAAAGTTGATCTTGCATCAATTTATGCACAAATGGCATTAGGTGGCGTTGAAGGTTCTAAAGCTGGTACTTCAATAAAAAATATGTTGTATGGTACAATTTCACCCAAAACACTTTTAAATTTAACTAAAAACGATTCAAAATTTGCAGACACTTTAAAAGAAGATGGAATAACAGTTACATATGATGCAAAATCTTTAGATAAATGGACACGGGCAACAAAAGTATTAGGTTTGGATGAAAATAAAATTTGGCAAAAAGGAAAATTACAATTTTTTGAATATTTAGTGCCTAAATTGCAATTAGCACAAAAAAAACTCGAGCCAAATATTTACGGCGAATCATTAAGAAATATGTTTGGAAAAGAAGGTATTGCAGGAATTACCAAAATGGCCGCAAGTGCTGAAAATGGCGGTACAGATATTTTTAAAACTCATCAGAGAATGCAGAAATATCAAGGACAAACTTCTTTGCAATTTAAATTTTATCAAAATTCTTATAGAGGAAAATTAGATAAACTTTCTGGAGAAGTAGATAATTTTAAAGAGAAGCTTGCGAGTAGTGGGATTCTTGATCTTGCAATTAAATTTGTAGGTAAACTTGGAAATATAATGGAAAGAGTAGGCACTTTTTCAAAACAACATCCTTCAATGTTAAAATGGGTTGCAGGGTTTGGCTTATTTGCTTTAGCTGGTTTTAAAGTTTTAGGTATGATTGCTAAGGTTGCCGAAGGTGTATTTGCAATTAAAAAAGTTTTTGAGTTTTCTAAGCTTGTAGCCGAAAGTCAAAAATTAAAAACATTAAAAAAAGCATTTAGCTTTTTTAGCAAATTTAAAAATATAATTAGTATTTTTTCTAAGTTTAAATCATTGATTTTAGGCATAGGTAGAGGATTAGCTATATTTGCTATTTCTAACCCGATAGCTCTCGCAATAACTGCAACTGTTGCATTAATAGCAACCGCTGGATATTTGATATATAAGAATTGGGATAAAATTAAAATATGGTTATATGGTGCTTGGGATTCTTTTAAAGGTTTAATTAATAGCGGCTTAGACGTTCTTACAAAAGCATTTGATAAATTATATGGTTATTATATTAGAATAAAGTCAAAATTATTTGGTGATAGTAATGAAATAAAAGGCATTCCTGATCAAATAAATATTACTAAAAAAGAGATTCAGAAGTTAGAGCCAATTAGTTTGTATGTCCCAAAAAGTAACGCTGAAATGAACCAGCTAACAAGTAAATCAATTATTGATATTAATTTTAATAATGCGCCCAAGGATCTAAGCGTATCTTCAGCAACAAAAGGAAATAATCCTACTAAATTAAATATTTCAAATATGGGCTTTCAGGATTTGGCTTACGAATAAAAGAGAAAAAAAATGGAAAATTTAGAGCTAGAAGGATTTAAGCCTTTTGAACAAGAATTAGAAGAAGCTTGTTTCTTAGGAATATATTTTGAAATTGAAAGCCATAATAGCGAGTTTGGCCATAGAAATTCTTTAAAATCTTTTCCTTTTAATAATAAATTTGTAATCCAAAAATTTGGAAAAATGCAAGCTTCTTTTAAAGTTAAAGGATTTATTATTGGTAAAAATGTTTTTAAAATAAGAGATAATTTAAAAAAACTAATTGAAGATGGGGTTGAAGGTGAATTAATACACCCATTTTTAGGACGACTTATTGTTTTTTGTCAAAAGGTTTCTATATCAGAAGAGAATACAAAAATAGGTAAATGTTCTATAGAATTTGAATTTGTTGAATCAAGCAAAAACATTGCCATAAAACCAAAAATAAATACAAAAGCTTTGGTTGAAAATTCAACAAAGGATACTAAATTTAATGCATTAAAAGCATTTAAAGAATCATATGGCTTTGTTAAAGATCTTGTTAAAGAAACATCATCAAAAATTTATGATGCTCAAAAAGCAATTTCAGATGTAGTAGATTCTGTTAGAGATGTTGAAGGTTTTATTGCTTCTGTAGCACAGATAGGAACAGATTTCACTTATTTAGTTTACAATGCAAAATCCATGATAGATCGGGTTTCAAATATTCCTAGTTTTACGGCTGATTTAATAGATGGGGTTCTTGAATCTTTTAATAGATTATTAAATAATTCCGAAGCGTCAAAGGCTTTACCTCAAGCGATTTCTGCACTTGTTTTACCTAGCATGATGGAATTTAAAAGTAATAATGATAATAAAAATAAAATAGAAAAAGCAAATGAGACAAAGGAAATTCTTTTAGAATACGAAAGAATTTATACCAATAAATTACAAAAAAGTGATACAGATACAAATATAAAAGAAATTGAAAAATTAATGCAAACCCATGTAATAGCATCAGCTTGTAACTTTGCCACTACAGAAGCAACTTTTATAAATATCAATGAAGCTAATAAAATTAGAGACAACCTTATAAATAAAATCGATCAACTAATGAATGATCCAACAATATCAAGCGATGTGTTTAAATCTTTGTATGAATTAAGAATAAATACATATAACGCTTTAAGTTCCATCTCAGATGAAATTCCATCTATAAATAAATACGCCTTAAAAAAAGACCAGACAATATTTAACTTCTGTTTTGAAAATTTTGAAACACTAAATAACATAGATGATATTGTTTACCTTAATAATATTAAAAATCCTTTATTTTTAAATGAAGGAGACTTTATTGAGGTAATTTTAGATGATAAGGTTAAAAGTAAATAATTATATATTTGATAACTGGCTAAATGTTAAAGTTACTCGTTCTCTTGCCGCAATTTCTGGTAAATTTGAAATATCCTACACCTCAAATATTGATGATCCAATAAACCCAACAGATTACTTAAGCAATGATGATCTTTGTACTTTATTGTTTAAAGATAAGCCTTTGATTACGGGTTATATAGATGAGATTAGTAATTCACTAGATGAAAGTTCTATAAGTTTTGATATTACTGGAAGAGACAAAACAGGAGATCTTGTTGATTCAGCTAACACAAATAATAATCGATCATTTAAAAATGTAAGTTTAAAATTTATGGCTGAAACTTTAGCAAGCCCATTTGGTATAAATGTTTCCGGAAAATCAAATAAAAGTAATTCAATAATAAATAATATATCTTTACAACAAAACGAAACAATATGGGAATCAATTTCAAAATTAGCAAAATATCAGGGTGTGTTAGCCTATCCAGATCATGATGGCGGCATTATTTTTTCAGACGTTGCAAGCTCTGTAGTAACAAGTTTAAAACAAGGTGAAAATATAAGTTCAATAAATTTTACACAAAAAGATTCAGAAAAATTTCAAACATATAGAGTTTATGTAAATGTAGGAAGTCCTAAAAACAAACACAAAAAAGAAATAGCTGAAGTAATTGATAATAGCGTAAAAAGGCCACGAGTTAAACAAGTTCCAATTACAAAATCAATAACATTAAATGAAGCCAAAGAGCGTGCAAAATGGGAAATGGCAAAACAAATTGCCAAAGCTTTTTCATTAAGCATTGAGTTACCAAGTTGGGAATATGAAGATGGTAAAATTTGGGAAATAAATACACTAGTTAATATTGATTATCCTGTATTTAAATTAAAAGGTGATTTTTTAATTGAAGAAACTAATTTTATATTTGACGAAAATGGATTTAAAACAGAATTAAAACTTGTTATCAAAGACGCATACAACCCTACAGAGGAGAGAAATTCTTCAAAAATTGGCGAGGAAATGAGTGTATAATGCAAGACTTAATTCGTAAAATTACAAGCCCATTGTATGAAAGAATTGTTTCGATAATATCTATTTGCTCAATAAATAAAACAAATGATGAAACTAATACACAAACGGCACAGTGCGAATTTTTCAAAGACGATCCTAGGGAAAATTTAGAACGCTGGCAAAATTACGGAATTACTAGCGTACCCCCTAACGGCTCGGAGGGGATTTGTTTGTTTCATGGTGGCGAGCGTGAGTCCGGCTATATTGTAGCTACAGAAGATAAAGATTCACGCCCTACAGGGCTTAAAATAGGCGAGGTTTGTATTTACACAATAGAGAAGGATCACATCTATTTTAAAAAAGAAAATTTGATTGAAATCAAAACAAAAACTTTGGATGTGCAAAGCGAAAACAAAATAACGTTTGCAACTAAAGATTTTTTTATAACTTCTGAATCAAATTTTAAAATAGAAACAAAAAATACAACAATAAAAACAAGTAAATTTTCTGTTAAAAATGATGCTGGTGAATTAATAGAAATTCTATCAGAGCTTTTTCAAATTTTATCAATATCAACAACAAATACTTTAATGGGAGCAATGCTTTTAAATTCTGCTCCTGAAATTATTAAATTAAAAGCAAAATTAGATACATTTAAATAAGGAATACTAATATGATGGATAGTAAAGTATTGGCTGAATTAATTTTAAAAGAAATGGAAAAATCAAAGCCTTCAGACAAAAAAGCAATGTGGGAAAGTATTTCAAAAGCAATAGTTACGTTTTTATCCACAAATGTTGAAGTTATACCAGCAACAATGAGCACACCTAGTGGAAGTGTTACAGGACTAGGAAAACTACAATAATAAAAAGGAAAATCAAAATGATTACAGCCGAAGAAGCTTATAAAAAAACACAAGAATATATTAATAACCCTTTTAATTTTAATATAAGGACTATTGAAATCTTTAAAAATAAATATTGTAATGAATTAGAAAATTTTGCATTTTATATAGAAGAAGCTACTAGAAATAAAAAGTTTATTTTAAATTATGATGTATTTTTTTCTGATATTTATCGCTACGATGATGTAAGAAAATTTTTAGCAATGCTATACAAAGAAAATAAACTAGATAACTTAGTATTATATTTTAATAGTTTAGATTATAATACTTCTTATAAAGTGCAATATTTAATTGATTTATTTTCTATTAAATCAATACCTGTTGGGTTAAAATTTGAAATAAGTTGGAATAAAAAATGAAAGATATTATTTTTAAATATGATCATGTACAAAAATGTTTTGATCTAGATCTTAATAATATTATTGGTGATTCACTTGAATCAAAAATCGGAATGCTTTTATTTACAGACACTAGATGTGAAAATTATGAATTACCAGAATATGAGCAATCTAAAAAAGGTTTTTGGGCAGATGCTTTTGATAAAACAAATTTAGGTTCAAAACTTTGGTTACTTAAAAGAGCAAAAAAAACAAATAATATTTTAAATGATATAAATGCTTATTGTATCCAAGCCCTACAGCCATTAGTAAACGAAAAAATTGTTAGCAAAATTGAAATTGATTCGCATTTTGAAAAAAAAGCAATTGTAATTAGTATTACTGTTTACAGTAACCAAGGGAATATAGATTTAATAAATTACAACCTTGGTGACAATAATGGCTTACAAAATTCCAACATTCAAAGAATTAGTTGAACAAATTGAACTCGATTTTTATTCTCGATTTGATAATAATTCAAAAGTTTTTTTATATTCTGTTATTAAAGTTTTATCACGTGTTATTGCAGGTGTAGCTTATCCAATTTACCTTTTTATACAATGGATTATACAGCAAATTTTCCCCGATAAATCAGAAGAAAAATTTTTCCAAAGATGGGCTAATTTGTATAATGTGCAACGAAAGAATGCAACTTACAGTCAGGGTAAAGCTGTATTTAAAGGTTTATCCGGTTCAAAAATCCCTATTTACACAAAAATACAAACAGAAAATAATTTAAGATTTCAGACGACAGAAGAGGGCATAATTAAAGATAATGGTATAACTGATATACCCATTTATGCTATGCAATCTGGTAATTCCGGAAATTTAAAACCATTTACAAAACTTAATTTAATTTCACCTATTAATAATATAGATTTTGAAGTCAGACTTTCACAAAACGGAACATATGGCGGCTCAGATTTAGAAGATCTTGAAAATTGGAGAAAAAGATTTTTAGAACGTTTAAGAAAACCGCCATGCGCAGGCAATAAAGATGACTATATAAGATGGGCAAAAGAATTGCCAGAGGTAACGAGAACGTGGTGTATTCCTTGTTTTCCAAGTGAGGGATTTTCTGGCTTAACCTATGTTAAAGATAACAATGAAAATATTTTTCCAAGTATTGAGGAAATTGAGAAAAGTAAAAATATTATTTTAAGCAAAATGCCAATAAATGCTAAACTTAATCTTTTTATATTGAACTCATTAGCAATAAATTTTGAGATTAAATTAAGAAATAATAATTTAGATAATCAAAATAAAATTAAGAATATTTTAAGGAACGTTATAAAATCCGAAGGTGAACCAAATAAAACAATAAGTTTTTATCAATTTATTGTTGCTATCCAACAAAATTATTTTAGTACAAGTGATTTTATTATTATTAACCCTAAAGAAGATATTAAAACAACAAATATACAAATACATACTTTAGGCAATATTTTATTTAAAAATATGGATTAATTATGAATGATATTAAATTAATAATAAGATCCTTGCTTCCCGAAGGGATTTATTGGCAGGGTAAAAATTTTTTAAAATTAATAGATGGTATAGCATCGGCTTTTAATAATGTTTTAAAATGCACGGATGATATTTTAATAGAAACTTTCCCATTAACAGCAATACAAACAATAGATGATTGGGAAGATTCTTTACAAATAATTCCAATTAGTAATGAAATAGATAAAAGAAGAATTTCTCTAGTTGCAAAATTAGCGGCAACCGGTGGGAATACATACGAATATTTTTTAACACTTTCAAAAGCTTTAGATAAAAATTCAGAAATTTTAAAATCAAATGCTCAATATTTTAGAGCTGGTTCTAGCCGTGCAGGAGAGAGTTTAGGCTATTCAGCAAACGATGAATATAAAGTGATTTTTGTATTTTCAGATCAAAACAACAAATTATTAATTATTGAAACTTTGGAATATAGCAGGCCAGCCCATTTATTATTTATTTATAAATTTAGGAGTTAATTTAAAATGCAAAGAATTGAAGGATCTACAGCAACAAAAGATAATAAATTTACAGACGGAAATTTAGCCGATAACACACCCGGCACTATAGTAACATCTGAATTTTTAAATTCTATGCAAGAAGAAATTGCTACAGTAATAGAATCAGAAAAAATAACACTAGATAAAAAAATTTATACTCAATTAAATACAGCTATAGAATCAAAAATTAAGCGAGTAAATAATGTAATTGATAGTAACTATAGATCAATTACTGGATTTTATAACTCACTTAAAAATTTAGTTGATGATATGAGTAAAAAAATTATTGCACAAAGGAAGGCAATAAAATCAGAAACCGATAAATCTACAGTAATAGCAGAAGAAGATAAAATAACTTTAAATTCAAAAATAATAGAAATTAATTCAGACAATTTAAAATGGGATAAAGAGCCAAAAGAATTAACTGATTTAGTTAATAAAAAATATGCTGATAAACAAAAAAAAACTTACATGTATGCCGATACTGTAAATAGGGTTGAATATATAGGAAATAATAACTTAAAAAATTTGGTAAAATTTAATAGCTATTATTTTGCTTATGGTTTTACAGATAATCATTGGAATGATTCAAGAGACACGTACACAATTGAATATGATGGCAATTATGAGATTGATGTCGATATTTCAGGAGAGGCCGTTGATTTAAATAATGGAACAGTTTTTGAATTATTTTGTATTTTTAATATCGGAAAAGATTTGCAGGAAGTTGTAACATTGGCAAGATGGACTATTGAAATAATTGATAATAGAAACAAAAAATATTTTGCCCCATTAAAAAGAAAAATTTGCAGGGAATTATATAAAAATCAAACTGTTTCTATTGGCTTTAGATTAGTTGATGGGTTTAAATGTGCAATATCAAATGAAACAATAAGCTCAATTAAAATCGAACTTATCGGAAATTAATATCAAATTTGTAAATTTCAAAACAAAAAATATTTAAATTAATTATAACATATTTGTTCTTTATAAACTTTTAACAAAGGAGTATTTATGGTGCGCCAAGATAAGTGCGTAAGAACCAGTGAGTGCGAATCTCACCCACGTAAAGATTAGCCATCAGCGTGGAAGTAAGCAGTGCGATTAATAAGGTAACAAATTAATTGAAGCC